CTGACCGCATAAGCGAGGCCGCGTACACGTCGCCCGGGGGCACCCGCACCGCGTTCGGGTACGAGGATGTGTCGAAGTCCATCGACAAGAAAACGGCGGCTTTCGAGTTCCCCGACGCAGACGGCACGTACATCCAAGACCTCGGCCACAGCGGCCGCCGGTACCCGCTGCGGGTGTTTTTCTGGGGCGCCGACTACGACTTGCAAGCCAACGTATTCGAGGCCAGCCTGCTCGAACGTGGCACCGGTAAGCTGTCCCACCCACTCTACGGCACGATTGACGTCGTACCGTTCGGCACAATCACCCGCCGCGACGACCTAAAGACCGCCGCGAACCAAGCGGTGATCGAGCTAGAATTCTGGGAGACTACTGGCCTGCTGTACCCGGTCAGCCAAGGCGACCCAGCCAGCTCGGTGCTGTCTGCCGTCGCTGAGTACAACGCCGCGGTGGCCGAGGAGTTCGCGGGCGCCGTGACGCTGGGCACTGCTGTCGAGCGCGTTACGCTGCGCAACGACTACATGGATCTGCTCGGCAAGGCGAAGGGCGGCCTGCAGGTGATCGCCAACACGCAGGACAGCGTCCGTAAGCAGTTCAACACCATCGCCGATTCTATCGACTTGGGCATCGACGTTCTGATCTCGGAGCCGTTAACGCTGGCCTTCCAGACCGTGCTGCTTATCCAGACGCCCGGCCGTGTGCTCGAAGGCATTAAGGCTCGGCTGGCCGCATACAAAGATCTCGCCGACTCGATTATCTCGGGCGACGGCGCCGCCGTATCGTCCAACCAGTTCCACGCCCGAGACCTGTACGCCTCGACCTACGTGTCGGGGTCCATCGTGTCGACGGTGAATACCCAATTCACGACTAAAACCGACGCGCTCGCTGCGGCTGACGCGGTACTGACGCAGATGGCCGACGTTACGGCGTGGCGCGACGAGAACTACCAGACGCTAGGCCAGATCGACACCGGCACGTCGTACCAACAGCTGCAGGACGCCGTGGCGATCACCGCCGGGTTCTTGGTCGACATATCGTTCTCGCTCAAGCAAGAGCGCCGCCTCGTTCTCGACCGCCCGCGCACGTTCATCGACCTAGTGGCCGAACTGTACGGCGCCACCGACGCCGAGTACGACTTTTTTATCCAGTCTAACGACCTGAGCGGTGACGAGATCATCGAACTGCCAAGGGGGCGCGAGATTGTCTTCTACGTATAAAGTCGTCAGCGGCGACACCGTTGCGCTGATCGCACGGAAGGTTTACGGCACCGAAAACGAGGCGGGCCGCATCGCTCGCGCTAACCCCGGACTAGCCGAGCCACTCACACCCGGCACGACGCTCAACGTGCCTGCGATACCTGGCGCACCGGTAGACCTTCAAGGCGCAGCCCCAGCGGCCAGCGCCGACGAGGTCGCCGTCCTTATCGACGGGCAGCGGTTCCGGTTCTGGGACCAGATCCGCCTGCAGGTCGCCACTGACCAGATCGCCACCGTCGAGTTCAGCGCGCCGTTCGACCCAGACACTCCCGGCATGCGCGAGACGTTCCGCCCGTTCTCTTACAAGCCGCTGACGGTATCCGTCGGGGGCGAGCAGCTGTTCTCTGGCACGCTGGTCGGCGTGTCGCCCACGGTCGACGTGCCGCGTGTGCTGTCAGTCAGCGGGTACAGCCTGCCGGGGGTGCTCAACGACTGCAGCCCGCCCGCCAGTGCGTACCCTATCGAATTTAACGGGCAGACGCTGCCCAACATCGCCGCACAGCTCTGCGAGCCGTTCGGCATTGCTGTCGACTTCCGCGCCGACGGCGGTGCGCCCTTCGAGCGTGTCGCGCTCGAACCGGGCCGCACGGTCCTCGACTTCTTGGCCGACCTAGCCAAGCAGCGCAATGTCGTGATCGCTAACGACGCAGCCGGCGCGCTTGTGTTCTGGCAGTCCGCCGCAACGGGTTCGCCGGTCGCACAGCTCGCACAAGGCGCCGCGCCGGTGCTGTCGATCAGCTCGTTTTTTAACCCGCAGGACTACTACAGCCACATAACCGGCCTTGAGCAGGTCGCCGTCGGGGCCTACGGGTCGCAGTTCACTGTCCCGAACCCGCAGCTATCCGGTGTGGTCAGGCCGATGTCCTTCCGCGCGACTGACGTCGAGGCGGGCGACGTGCGTACTGCCGTCGAGGCTAAGGCGGGGAGAATGTTCGGCAATATGGTGTCCTACTCCGCGGAGGTCGCAACGTGGCGCGACCCGCAGGGCGCCCTGTGGCAACCGAACACGACGCTGACTTTGCATGCCCCCGGTGCCATGATATACGACCCGTTCGAGTTCTTGATCCGCTCGGTGTCGTTCTCCGCCACGAGCACCACACGGGTCGCTACGCTCGACCTCGTGATACCCGGTGCGTTCAGTGGCGTACTGCCGGAGGTGCTGCCATGGGGCGCGTAGCGGCGTTAAAATCATTCGTCCGAGCTATGGTCGGGAGTACGGCGACGTCTGACGTCGTGGTCGACCGTGGCGGTGGTGACTCGCGGACCGCGCAGCACTTCGGCGCACCTGGCGACGACTCGCACCCACTGCCCGGCGACTTTGTGGCGACTACCGGCCAAGCGGGCACCGGTCGCGACTCGGCTGTCGGGTATATCGACCCGCTCAACACGCAGACCGCCCAGCCGGGCGACAAGCGGATCTACGCACGCGACGCCGCCACCGGCGAGCAGGTTGGCGAGGTCTGGCTGAAAAGCGACGGCACGGCTACAATCGTTAACGATAACGGCACTTTTACGCTGGCGCCGACCGGCTCGATCACCGGGTCCAACGCGAACGGGTCGTTCGTTCTGCAGGCGGGTGGCGCGTTCGTGGTTAATGGTGTTACCATCGCGGCGAATGGCGCGGTCGATATCCCGTCCAGCTTAACGCTAGCGGGCAAGCAGATCGCAGGTCACACCCACGGCGGAGTGGCGGCGGGCGGATCGAATACACTAGGTAATAACTAATGACGCAGCAGGGCGACGTTCTACTCTATCAAACCGACGACGACGGCGACATCACCGTCGAGGGCGGCACTGTCACCATGTCCGGCGGCCTTGAGACGGCGGCCTACCTGTCACTGTTTGGTGGCAACGAGGACGACGACGGGCGCGACGACAACCCCCTGAACTGGTGGGGCAATATCGACGAGGTCGAACCGGCCAACCGATACCGCAGCGAGACGCAGAACCTGCTGCAGGCGATTGTCGCCACGTCGGCCAACCTGCTGCGCGTCGAAGCCGCTGCGCAGCGCGATCTGGCTTGGCTCTTGTCCGAGCGGGTGGCGTCGAGCGTCACGGTGTCGGCCAGCATTCCGGCGCTTAACCGCGTGCGGCTAACTATTACAATCGAGGCGAACGGCGTAGAGTCCGACTTCGACTTCGTCGAGAACTGGAAGGCGGCAGCATGAGTCTAACGACCCCCACAACCCAAGAGATTAGCAACAACATCATCGCGCAGCTTGAGGCGTCGCTTAACCAGACGATCCCCCTGCTGCCGAAGTCGTTCCTGCGCGTACTGGCGAAAGCCCTCGCCGCTGTTTTCGTGCTGCTGTACAAGTACGGCGGGTTCATCTTCCTACAGGTGTTCGTGCAGACGGCCTCGGCTAAGGGCACCACCGTCAACGGCGTTATCGTTAACCCGCTCACGTTCTGGGGCAGGCTGATCGGTGTCGGCGACCCGCTACCCGCCACGCAGGCGGAACTGCTGATCGACGTAACCGTCACCAATCAGGTCGGGTCGCTAGCGAGCGGCGCACAGCTCACCAATTCGGGCAACGGCGTCACATACATCACCCTCGGCGACGTGCTGCTCAACGCGGCGACCGTACAGGTGACGGTCCGCGCTGTTGCCGACCAAGTGGGCGGCGGGGGTGCTGGTGCCATCGGCAACCTCGCGCCGGGCGCCGTAGTATCATTCGCGAACCCGCTGCCTAACGTCGCCCGCAACGCCGTGGTGGACTCGCAGACCGTTACGGGCGCAGACGGCGAGAGCACCGAAGCGTACCGGCAGCGCGTCCTCGACCGCTGGCAGAAACGCCTGCAGGGCGGCGCGTATTCCGATTATGAGGCGTGGGGGCTCACTGTTCCCGGCATCATCAACGTGTACCCATACACCGGCGACCCCGGGGAGGTTGACATCTACAGCGAGGCGACCGTCGCATCGTCGGGCAGCCCTGACGGCATACCGACACTCGCACAGCTGCAGGCCGTACTCGACGCGATCAACCTTGACTCGAACGGGCTCGCCAGCCGCCGCAACGCTAACGCCTTTGTAAATTCGCTACCGATAACCCGGACCGCTTTCGACGTAACTGTTACGGGCATATCGGGCGTCGACAATCTCTCTCAAGTGCAGGCCGACACCACCACCGCGCTGACTGAGTTTTTCCTGTCGACGGAGCCGTTTATCCCGGGGCTGGCCATACCGCCGCGCCGCGACCAGATCACCGCGACCCGCGTGTCGGCGATAGTCGAGGACATCGTGACCGCTGCGGGGGGTACGTTTACCTCAGCGATTTTTGATACTGGCGGCCCGCCGATAACCAGCTACACACTAGGCGACGGCGAGAAAGCCAAGGCCGCCTCCGTGACGTACTTGTGATGCAGTGGCTAGGGGTATTTAAGCACCTTCTGCCTAACGCACGCGCGTGGCGGATTACCATCGAGAAGCAGTTGCGGCAGTTTTTCGAGGGGCTGTCCGAGCTGCCCTCCGATGTTCGATCGTTCTTGGATGACATTTTCGACGACATCGACCCGTACAAGACGCGCCAGCTCAGCGAGTGGGAGGCGCAATTCGGCCTACCTCCGTCCGCTGTGCTAACCGATGGCGACCGGCGCGACCGGCTCGACGCTACGTGGAGGGCGCAAGGCGGACAGAACCCGAGGTATATCGAGGACACGCTGCGGGCCGCTGGGTTCGACGTCTACGTGCATGAGTGGTGGGCCCCTACGGGCGGCACGCCTGCTGGCGGTTCGGTAGACGGCGACGTGACGCCGGTCGCCCGCAACCCGTTCACGTACTTGTGGGACGGCGTGTCGGCGGCGATGTTTGTCGGCTGCGGGCACGACGACGCGTACTGTAACAGCGACACGTTCTTCTCTAACTCGAACGACACGCCGCCGGGGTTCCCGCTCACCAACAACACGCTGCCGACGCCGGTAATCCCTGCGGACCCGACGAAGTACCCCTATTTTCTGTACATCGGGGGCGCTACGTTCCCCGATCAGGCCGTCGTCACCGCCACTAGACGGGCGGAGTTTGAGACGCTATGCTTGAGAATTAAACCCACCGAGCAATGGCTCGGCATGTTGATCACATACACTTAAACGGAGCCGACCAGATGGCAACTAACCCCAGCGCACTACCCGAGAACGTGGGCCGCATAACCGCTCCGAGCGCGTCGTACCCCTACGGGTCCGCTAAGGACGACAGCACTGGCACCACCGGCGACGGCACGCCGTTTAAACAGGCCCTGCTGAACGACGTCTACGGCTTCCAGCAGGCGCTGCTCGTCGAAGCGAGTATCGTGCCGTCGGGCACAGCGGACACCGCGACGGTGTCGCAGTACCTCGACGCCCTCCGAAATCGGTTCACCCGCAAAGCTATCGCCGAGACTATTTCTGCCATCTGGACGTTCGCAGTAGCGCCAGTGTTAAATAACACTATAGGCTTATGGGGTAAAACGACTGGCGGCGTTAACAGAAATTTAATTAATCTTGATGCGAATAACGAAGTTAGTGTCGGAGATTTAAACCAAAACATGAAGCTCAATGCAGCTACCGTAGTCACGTTAGGAAACAGCAAGGCCATACAAGGACGCAACGTCGGAAATACGGCATATAAAAACCTTGTTTTTATTGATAATACGGATGGGGTACACGTTGGCGATGCTACCGTACCTCTAGTCTTGGATAGCAACGGCGTAACATATCTTCTTAATCATGCAGGTGCATTAGTCGGAGTACTGCAAAGATTATTACCCTTTGCTATAACTTTTGTACAAGCGCCCACTATATTACGGGGTAGCTACAATATAACAAGCGTTAGCAACCCCGCAACGGGGCAGTACTTAGTTAACTTAACTAATGCCGTGGCAGCTACCCTAACAACTACAGTTACCGCAACGCCGAGGAGCACATCCGCTGTAATAACAACCTATGAGTGGGCATCAACGAGCCAAGTGCGAATTTACTTCTTTGATGCTGCTGGCGCTGGCGTAAATGTTAGTTTTTCCGTATCTATTACAGACTTGGCGAACTAAAATGAAAACCTTTATCGCTTTGTTTACACAAATCCCACTAGCGTTTCTGGGGCTGTTTGTTGTGCCTGTTGCGATGTTATTTTCTCGCCCAGGTCTAACGACTGACGGGCGGCCAACTGGCAAGATGCCAAACGTCTTGGGCTGGTTCGATAACGCGATAGATGGCGACTACGGCGACCGCAGAGGGTGGTGGATAGATAATTGCTCAAAAGCAGCATGGCTTGGTTGGTTTCCTAAGTTAAAAAGTACGGATTTTTTAGCGCGGTATTGGTGGTTAGCTGTACGCAATCCAATCAATAACTTCAAGCGGTTTGTTGTGGGCGCGGATTGTACTCGTATTGCAATTAAAAAGCATTACCACATCGGCACTCAATTAATCGGGGCAGATGTTGGCAGCAGGGGCGCGGCGTTAATTATTTTTACTCGCGGATTTTGGTCGCTTGAAATAACTTTTGATTACAATAATGGCCATGGTTTTTGTATTCAAGCCGGCCATAAAGTTGGCGCAAAAGATTTAAACCGTTTTGCAGAAGACGACCCGCGAAGATTCAAAGGCGTAACACTAGAATTTAACCCATATAAGTCTTTTAAGTAGCGACGTAGGGCACCCAATGAAAAATAAAATTATCGACGATATCATCGCCGCAGAGGGCGGCTACGTTAACGACCCGGCCGACTCCGGCGGCGAGACGAACTACGGCATTACCGTCGAGGTGGCGCGAGCTGCCGGGTACGGCGGCCCGATGGTCGACCTCCCGAGGGGGGTGGCGTTTAATATCTACGCCGCGCGGTATTGGGACGCCGTGGGGGCCGACAAGCTAGCGGCGCTCTCTGAGGCTGTTGCTGCCGAGGTCGTGGATACCGCCGTCAATATGGGCGCCAGTCGTGCGGTCCGGTTCCTGCAGCGTGCGCTTAACGTGCTGAACGCCGGCGCGACGGTGTTTAACGACCTGACTGTCGACGGCCAGATCGGCCCGTCGACTATCGCGGCGCTGAGTATATACTTGACGAAACGCGACGAGGCTGTGCTGGTTAAGGCATTAAACTGCCTGCAGGGCGCGTACTACATCGAGCTTGCCGAGCGCCGCGAGAAGGACGAAAAATACGTTTACGGCTGGTTAACTAATCGGGTGAAGATATGAGCACTGACTGGATCAAGAAGTTAAAACAGTACGCCCCCGACATCGCTGCGGCGGTGGT